GCTATAGACTTTGGAGGTATTCCGTTTGGGTCGGTTTGCATAGATACGTTTTCTAAAACTAGGGCATCTTTTACAGTAGGAAGCTCTAACAATGCCGCCTCAATTGCGGCTCTTGTAGCCTTACCTTTACGAGATAAAGAACGGTAATAACGGTCTCTAAGTTCTTCATCTGATTCTATTTCTAAGCCACCACTTGTACGTTCTATGTTGTTTACGCTAGTTATCCCTTGTTGTGGGTTAACAAGTCGATTTATACTATTGCTAGTTACATTGCCTGTCCGCCCTGCAATTATCGCCCTTATTGGAGCTATGGCTCTACCATCTAAAATAGTCACGTCCCTTGTTGTTTCAAATTGAACGCCTCTTTCGGTGCGACCTCGCAAGCCTTGAGGTATTATTTTGCCCTCACGACCTATTATTTCTAAATACCCAATAGACTGTAATGCAGGTTTTCTGTACAGACCTATATATTTCACAAGGGCATCTAGTTGTTTACCTTCTGCATCATCTATAAAAGCAGAGAAATATACGTTTTCCATCTCATCCCAAAGCTTAGATTCCTCCCAAGACGTAGTTTGTATATACAATCCTAGAGGGCTTCTATCACTGGTTTCTATATCTTCGCCAAAAAGGTCTCTCGCTCGCTCTTCTTTGTCTGTGACTATCTGGGTAAAGGGTTTTCGTCGAAAACCTAATGTACTTAGCCCATAATCCATACCGTTCACCTCTTATCCAAAAGAAAAAGGAACGGTTATAACCGCCCCTGTGTCTATCATACATGTAAAAAATATATCCAATGTCCGCTTTGCTGTATCTCTACTTAATTGTATGTCTACGACCTCACGGACTCTTGCTTCTTGCAATGCACAAGTTATAACTGCCATTTGTACATATTCGTCTACTAAGCCACTTTTGCCCTGCAATTTGGGGTATTCTAAGCCGTGGTTAGCATTTAAAAACCATTCACCTGCGTTTGTGGTAAACGCTCTTTCTAGGACTTGGGCTATTTCTGCTTCTCCTATTACAAAGGATATATTGCGGTCAGTGTCAAAGGTTAAATCACCATTATTTAACTTGAAGCTTCGTCGTTGCATGGCATCACTCCTATAATTACGGCATCTCTAAGGTCGTGCCGCCTTTCGCCAACAAAGTCTAATGCACGTTCGGCAAAAACAACAAGAACTATATCTCCTTCTTCTAGCGGTTCTACATGTTTTAATTTTGGCACTTTTTCTATTAAAGGATAGCCCATGGTTACCCCTAATTTTTTACGTTGAAATAGTGGTTGTAGGTCTGACAATTCTTTTTCTTCGTCATACTTTTCTACTTCACAGGGCATAGCTGTGTGTAAATTGTTTAACTGCTCACTAAGAACATTTTTAAACACTTCATTTGCATATCCCATTACTCCACCACCTCTACTGTAGTTAAAAAATCATTTCCGCTGTTTGTATGCCTGCCTTTTATAACTCTAAATGTGCCATTTGCAGTTTTGCTTTCTATTACTAAAACACTGTCTATAGTTATCCTATGATTTAATAGCATTGTTACTTTAAAACCTTTGTATTTCTCTTTTTCAAAGACCTCGGGGCTTCCAATTAAGCCTGTGTCTTTGTTTAATAAAAAGCCTGTTGGTACGCCCTCGTCTTTTGGCATTATAAAGATTCTTCCTTTTGAGATTTTAAAAGTTGTGTTTGTTTCTCTTACTATCTGTTGTATTGCGTCCTTTAAGGAACTATCTACTATCCGTCCAGTTGGGTACGTTATATTATTTACTAGGTCTAATCTGCCTAGCTCTATACCAAACTTACCTGTTAAATCTTGCAAAATCTCTTGGGCGGTTATGTCTTCTCCGTAGGCTTCGCTTACATGAGAGCTTAACCATTGCAAAGAACCATCTCCTACTTGTAGTTCTGTTATCTTTTCTGTGCCGCTCCAACGTGTCACGGTTTTGGTTATTGTGCCTTTAAAGATTGTTCCTATATCCCCTTCATAACCAGCATTAATAATGGTGTTTTGCTCTTGTTTTATGGCGTTTATAGAGTTTTCTGAAAGATTATATAGGGTTAGACTTGCTATATCAGGTTCTTCGTTATTATCGAAGGGTACGCTAAACTCTATGTCTAGTTCGTCCATATCAAAGATTTTTCCACCAGCTATTACTTGACATTTACGCCCCCAAAATTTCATTATCGTTACCCCCTAAAAACCATAAGAAAACAGTTTCGTTTAGGTTTTCCCAAGTTACAGAATCTTCATTAAGAGCTAGGTCATACGCAATAATGGGAGACTTGGGGACTTCTAAATGTTGATGATTCAAAAACAAGGGTACACCATACACTATTTTTTGACCTTGTACTATGTAGTTATTATTTTTTAGTAAGTTTACTGTAAAAAAATCTCTCATAGCGTTATAATTTATCTCAAATGTGAAAGTTTCACCATCGAGGGTAATGTCAAAAGTATAAGGTATTAATTCTTTATCGATAGAAATGTACTGATAATCTCCCATTTTTAACCCCCTACCAATCCGCCTACTTTTGCACCAAAAAACATTCCAGCTTTTGAAGCAAGCCTTATGTCAGACGCTTTGTTATTGGCTTGTTTTGGCGTTTGCCTTGCTTGCTGTGTCCCCGAGTTCTGCCTAGGTGCAGTTTTTGTTGCTGTAGCTTTTGGCACATTAGTTATTTGTGCCATTGCTGGTTTAGCCCGCCTTACATGTTTTAACTGTATCGTAAAATATAGTCCATTGGCTTCTGTTGAACTATGTCTCGTGTTTATACTGGTTATAGCCATGTTAGAGTGAATAACCCTGTTTGTATAAGTTATCAACTGTCTTGTTTGCTGGTATTTGTGTATACGTGCCATTCTTGCCCATGCATCTGGGTTAAGCAAATAGCCAGAGATGGATAAAGTAGCAGGGCGTTCTTTCATATGGTCGGATATGTCTGCACCGTCTTCGACAGCTTTACTTGTTACATCATAGTTTCGAGTTGGGTTGTCAGATTCTACAAGGTCTAGTAATACATCTTGTATCATTGCTACACCGCCTATTGCCATTTGTCCACCTCTTTTCTGCTTTAATATTGGGTTATGTTGGGGTTTGCTAATGATAGCTTGTACCATTCTTCTTCCCAAAGGTCTCCAAAAACTTCTCTAAATACCTCTTTTAAGCGATTTACAAGTTTTGCGTATGTTGATTCACTTATTTCACTATCTCCACTTACTTCTAAATGTTGTATTACAACCTCTATCTTTGGTGGGTAAACACTTCCTAAAGGCTTTGTAAAATTATCGTAGCTAGCAAAATTGTTGATAGTTTCTTCTTGCTTGCTTCTACGCCCAAAGCTATCCTTTGTCTTGCCTATAGGTGTAGCTTTTATAGGTTCTGGTCTTGGCATGAATGTTTGTTGTGGGTTAATATTATAAGCCCCTATAGTTTCCGTTTGCTTTGACGGTAACGATATCGGCTCTTGTGGTGCTATTGTTCGTGGCGTTTTGCCCATCAGTGCAGCAAGTTCTAGCTGCTTTTGGCTGTCGTTTCGCCAATCCTTTAGCATACCCATACTTTTTTTGTTAGGTATAACTTTTGCCCCTTGAGGCAATAGCACCAATTCTGGACCTTCTTCACCTACAATTGCTGGACCACCTTTGTGATTGTTTGTACCTTTTGCAAGCATAGGTATTTGAGGGATATTTGTGCCGAAGCTCTTGCCCCCAACAAACGGTACCCAGTCTGGAATATCTACACTTAAACCATTAATCCCTTGAATAGCCCTATTAACAATGCTTATTACACCGTTTACAGGGGCTTTAACAAGCGACCCTAAAGTTCCAAAAATACCTCCAAAGATGTTGACAACGCCTTGCCAAGCTCTTGACCAGTCGCCTGTAAACACGCCTACAATAAAATCTATAACCCCAACAAATATTTGTTTTACACTACCCATAATACTTGTTACTGTGCCTTTGAAAATTCCTAGATAATCTGAAATTATACCAAAAACAAAGGGAAAACGCTCTGCAAGCGGTGCTATTATCATCTCAAAAAAGCCCATGATACCGTTAAAACCACCTAGGGCAATATCCGAAATAAGGTTTATACCGCTTGTGAATATAGTGGCTAATCCTTCTAACGCCATAGAAAAATCTAAAGTAAAAAACCCTGTAAAAAACTGAACGAAACCATCAAATATCCCACGAAGAGAATCCATGTTGTTGGAAATAAAACCTTGTACCCAGTCGATAGTGTTTGCTATTCTTTCAAAAGCGTTAGGGAAGCGGTTACTAAACCAATCCGTTACCTTGTCCCAATTTTTCCAAAGTGCTATACCTATTGCAATTAAAGCACCAATGGCTAAAACTGCAATACCTATTGGGTTAGTAAACAGTTTTACAGCCACACCGCCTTTGCTAAAAGCAAACTTCATAGCACCAAAGCCTTTACGGAGCTGGTCTACGGTGCTTTTCATAGAAGTTACAGCTTTTATTGCACCACCTATCCCTAATAAAACTGGTCCGATAGCTGCTGCAAACAGTCCTATGGTTACAACATTTCGCCTTGTGCGGTCATCCAAATTAGTTAACCACTGCAAAGCTCTATCCCCGATAGATATAAGTCCCCTAAATTGATGCTGTAGGTCGCTTCCTATGCTATCTTTAAACAAAGTAAACCTGTTTCTTAGTATCTTTAGGTCGGATGCGGTAGTGTCGTATATTTTTCCTGCTGCACTAGTTAATGCTGTATTCTCTTCCCATGAGGTATTTGCTAGGTCAATGGCATCTCGCAAAGTAGACCCTGCTCCCGATGCACGACGCATCATGTCCGTTACATTTATCCCCTCAAAACCCATTTCGGATAATATTTGACTGGTATTGTAGCCTTCATCATTTAAACGCCCAAGACCTTCTGTTAGATAAATAAATGCACTTGTGGCATCTCGCCTAAAAAGGTCTGAAAATTCGTCTACGCTTTTTCCTGCGGTACTTGCAAAAACCTCAAGAGAACTAGAGCCGTTATCTACAGCGTTTTGGATATCTAACATTATCGTGGTGAAAGCTGAACCACCTGCTTCTGCGTTAATTCCTAAAGAAGAAAATGCAGCAGAAAAACCTAAAACTTCTGATTCGGACATACCAACGGCATTACCCATACCAGTAAGTCTCGCACCCATCCGCATTATTTGATTTTCCGTGGTCGCCATGTTGTTGCCTAGACCTACAAGAGTAGCCCCAAGGCGGTCAAAACTTTCTTGAGGCATTTGCATAACAGTAGAAAACTGTGCCATTTTGTCCATTGCAATATCTGCACTTAAGTCAGTAACCGTGCCTAACATTGCAGCAGTACTTACAGCTAATTCCATATTTTCTAACTCTATGCCTACACGACCAGCAGCCGTACCTAGTTCATACATATCTGTAATTGCTAGAGGTATTCCACCGTCCGTGGCTAGATATCTTAGTTGACTTCGTAGTGCCGCAATTTCTTCTTGGCTACCGCTAGTAACTTTTTGTACTCGTGCGAAAGAATCTTCTAACTGAACAAAAGTATTTATACCTAAACCACCGATAGCCGTAAGCGGTGCAGTTACTGCCATAGACCACGACTTGCCTACATTTGTAAAGCCTTGCCCGATACGGTTTAGTCCATCCCAATCAAAGCTTTGTAAGCGTTCTAATTCTTTACGGTTATCAGCTAATTGTATTTGTAGGTCTAACAATTGGTTCTCTAGTTGTGCAGCTGCCTGAGTTCCACTTCCAAACTCACGGGTCGCCCCCATCAGCTCCCCTGTGGTTTTGTTAATTTCCTTTTCTAGTAAAGTAGTACGGTCTGTTACAAGGTCTATGCGTTTTTGCTTTTTCTCCATTGATGATGTAAAATCGCTAGAGTTCTTTTCCCAAAGGGTGAAGCTTTTGTCTAAGCCTTGCATCTGGGTTTCAAAACTTGCACCCATAGACCCAAGCCCAGAGCCTATACCCATCATATTATTTCTGGTGCTATCAACTTTTTTGTCTAGTCCTGCAAGTTCTCGGGAGGCGGCATTTCCGTCAAAACCTACAGCTATAAATAAATCTCTTGCTGCAGACATTTACTTTCGCCCTCCTTTGGATTTGCGACTTTTTCCCATAGCTTTAGCAATTTTTGTATGATACAAATCAAGTGCTGCGTCCGCTTCTAATAGGGTTTCTTCGTCCATGGCAAATACTTCTGACGGTGGGATTCCTCCATCATAGATAAGTTTCCAAAAGATAAAATTACTCTTTGCCTTCTTTTGTATTTGGCTTTTGCTCTGACTTGGATTTAAGAAATCGGTCTATTTCGTTTGATAACTCCAATGCTAAATTAAAATCATCATCAAAGTCTGACAATGTTATTTTTGGGCTTACAACACAATGCTTAAAAAGCTCTGTTATGTAAGGAGTTTTCATTAAAACACCGTTACGATTAGTACAGCGGTCTTCTAGGTCTAAATACGCTTTGAAAGGTATTTTCTGAATTGTGAACTTCTTACCATCGATTACTATTTCCGTTTGTTTAAATGCTATTTTGTCTGACATATTGTTTTCCTCCTAATTTACCAATAAAAAAAGAGCCTACAGCTCTTAATCCAAAAATTCTAAAAATGCACTGAATATTACCCATTCTCTTTGGGTTATTTCATTTGAAGAATCATAGTTTGCGGGTCTTCGTACCCGTGATTGGGTAGAGTTAATTTTTTTGCCGCCCTCTTCGTTTGAATCTACCACTATTACAGGTATAATTGCTGCTTTGCCTCGTTTTTTAGCTAGGCTGTATAAATAATCATTAGATGGGCTAGTCCTATCTAATGTAATTGTTATTTCGCCTGTAATGTTGTTGGTTTCAGCTAAAGCAACTTCTCCTTGTGCTCCTACGTGTTCCGAAAAATCATCTTCAGCACGTTCTGCGGTTACAAAAGTTCCTTCGGCAACACCTGTTATAACTACTCCGTTTACAACTATATTAACTTCTTTGCTATCATAGGTTCTTACGTCTGTTTGCTCCATTTTGTCACCAACTTTCTACAATACAAATCTGCCCGAAATTGTACCAGAATGTATCGCACCTGCGATTGTAAGCTCCCAGTCTATACCGTTGTATATTCGGTTTGCTACATCATTGGTCAGTACTTGGTCACGCCTTAGAGCAGTTACGCTAAATACGTAATTGTCGTTTTCATCTACTTTTATGATTCCCATACGCCCTGCAACACTTAAAACTTTATACACTACCGAAGTAAGCATCGCTATACCCCTGCGGTCATAAGGTATTTTTTTAGTGTTTAAGGCTAATAATTTTGCCTCTTCTTCCATTCGTACTTTTATAAAATGAGCTGCCATTATTATGTCTATATACTCCCCTGTAGTTACTGTACCTTCGCTGGTTTGCAATACACCCATGTTTCGGATATAAGAAAAACCATTGTTTTTGTGTAAAACAGACAAGTCAGTTGCTCGTATATCGGCAGCCGTTACACCAGAAACACCCTTAAACTTAAAAGTTAAACTACCAGGGTCATTTGTAGCAGCTGTTGACACTAGACCT